ATGACAGCGATGACCAATGTTCTATTGAGAATGATTTAAAAATGATTGCAAGAATTTTAGGCGTTACGCGAAAAAAAATTGAAAAAATTTTCAAAGAAATTTTGTGGGATAACGATCCAATTTTTATTTCTGAGAACGGAAGGCTTGTTTCTAAGCGGTTGCGTAAAGAGAAAGAAAAACAAGTTCTTAGCCGTGAAAAAAGGCAGAATGCTGCAAGTAAAAGATGGAAGCAAAGCACATGCAATGCAGATGCTAAGCAATGCCTTTCTTTTTCTTCTTCTACTTCTACTACAAAGAAAAAAGAAAAAGAAAAAGAAAAAAAAGAAAAAGAAAAAGAAAAAGACGCTCTCCCCAAAAAAGATTTTAAAAACCAAACCAAGAAAAACAAAAGGTCGACAAACGTTGTTCCTATCGAGACCCGGAGAAGGATTATCGATCATCTGAACGGTCTGCTCGGAACAGCTTACAAATCTGAATCTCGTAAAACCACGGAGCTCATCACGGCCAGGTTCAACGAGGGATTCACGGAGGAGGATTTTTTCACCGTGCACGAGAAGAAATTCCAGGAGTGGAGGAACACGGAGTTTTCCACTTTTCTGAGGCCTGAAACGCTGTATGGCCCAAAATTCGAGAGCTACCTGAACCAGAAAAATACTTCATCCCTATCGCCAGCGTGAAAATCGCAGACCGGCGCCGAATTGAGAACATGATTCCAGCATACTACGAGCTGCTCAAAGATTTTTCCGTTGACACGTGGAGGGAGGTTGTGCTGCAATACACCCAGGACGAGGATATCAAATTTCCTGAGCCGGCTGAATTTTTAAACAGGATCAAGGGGCATTTGTATTCACAGCAGCACCAGGAAGAAAATTATTTCAACTCCGAGGAATACAGGAAGCGGTGCGATTCTCCCGAGGCGCTGGCAGCGAAGAAACGATTTTACGAAACATTGCGCAAAGCTTGTATTGCAAAGCAGAAACAGGGCGATGGCCAGTGTGCTGGAGCGCTTCATGTCCTTCACTGTTTGGGCGAGGCGGTGATTTTGGAGCCATACAACCGAGAAAAGCAAATTCAACGAAGAGAAAGGGATAGAGACCATGATAGTGAAACGAAGCGGGAAAACTGTGCTGCATGCCATCATTTCGGGGAAACCGAGGTCCGTAAATCATCTCTACCGCAACGGAGTCGATCGGAAGGGCAGGCCGAGGCGGTATCTGACGGCGGATGGTAAGGCCTGGAAGAAAACAGTGGCGACGTGCTGCCTGGAGCAGTGTGGTAGAAGGGAGAGAGCATGGCATGGACCGAAAATGAGATAAGATTTTTAGGGAGAGAGCATGGCATGGACCGAAAATGAGATAAGATTTTTAAAAAAACATTATTCAGAAAAAGGGAAAATGTGGTGTGCTGAAAGATTGGGAAAGCGGGAAGGTCAGGTAAGAATGAAGGCTTCCCGAATGGGCATAAAGCTGAATCGACATTCTGAATTTTACGAAGAGGCGAGGAAGCGGGCCGGTTTGAAACTGAAAGGAAGAAAAAGGCCAGAACATTCAAAGCTGATGAAAGAATACATTGCTGCTGGCCGCCTTCCACACATATTTAACAAAACGCCAGAAACACTAAGAAAAATGTCCATCGGAAAAAGGGAAAGCATAAAAAGGCTGGGGCATCCAAGAGGGTTCTTGGGTCATCAACATGCAGATAAGGCAAAAATGGAGATTTCGAAAAAAGCCAAAAGGATGTGGAGTGATCCAGGCGCAGTTGTGAACAGTGATGAACATAGACAAAAGTGTTCTGACGCCATGTTTTTAAATGTGCATTCTGGGAAAATAAACAAAATAAACATCTATTCAAGGGGTTGGTCTGGTTGGTGGGAAAATGGAGAAAAAAGATATTTTATGAGAAGTAAATGGGAATATAATTATGCCTGGTACCTCGATTTCCTAAAAAGACATAACGAAATATTGGACTGGGAATACGAAGCCGACACGTTTTGGTTTTTGGAAATCAAGAGAGGCGTGAGAAGCTATACGCCGGATTTTAAAATATACACCAAGAACGATGGCGTAGAATACCACGAAGTTAAGGGGTACATGGATGCTAAAAGCAAAACAAAACTTGCCAGAATGAAAAAATATTATCCAAGCGTAAAATTGGTTGTTATTGACAAAGAAAGGTATCGTGAAATTATGAAAAGCCGGAGATTGTTTTTAAAAACAAGGTCTACCCATGGATAAAACATCAAATGACACGGCAGCACCCGGGAGTCAGCCGCTCAAAACGGGGAAAAGGGAAGCATTCTGCCAGGAATTTGTCAAGGACTGGAACCAGGCCCAGGCAGCGATCAGGGCGGGATACTCCGAGAGGACGGCCAAGGAACAAGGATGTCGTCTGTTAACGTTTGTTAACGTTCGATTACGCGTCGATTTCCTCTCAGAACAGATCGCGAAGCGCAACAAGATCGAGCAAGACGATATCGTTCAGGAACTTAGCGCCATCGGCTTCTCGAACATCCTGGATTACATCGAGCCGGAGGAGCGGGAAGTGGTCTGGACTCGGGGAAAAGGCAAGAATGAGCACGTGGCCACGGTGTTTTTATCCGGCGTGAAGATGAAAGATTTCGAGCACATTCCCCCTAAGATCAAGCGCAAGATATTCGCAGCCGTCCAGTCCGTCAGAGAGACACAGTACGGCATGGAGTTCAAGCTGTACGACAAACTGGGCGCCCTGGACAAGCTCGGCCAGTACTTCAACATGTGGAAGGGTGAAGGTGACGACGGCAAGGGCGAGACGCCCAAGTCTCCGGAAGAGATGCGGAAAGAGCTCGGGATCGAGGAGATAGACGATGGAACAACAAACGGCAATTAACGCAATTAAGCAGGAGCTTGAAAGGGCGAGGCGCCTATTTCCTGAAGGGTTTAAAAACGAGCATGAGGCAATCGCCGTGATACGAGAAGAATATATCGAGCTCGAAAGAGAGGTTTTCAAGCAACCGGTTAGCAGGGACCGACACCAGATGAGAGAAGAAGCAGCCCAGCTGGGCGCAATGGCGCTTAGGTTTTTGATGGAATGTTTATAGATGCTTATTAAGCGGGCCTGGAGGCAAAGCGTCTCAGCTCGACGTGAATTGAGAGACGCTTATGGTGATATTCTGTACATGCGCCAAAGCCCTGAGGAGTTTTGGGGCGCCTTCGACTTCATGAGCATCGATTGGTATGAAAACGAGGACGACTTGATAGGAGACGAGGTCGTTGTTCGTACCTAAGCTTGCACAACTCAACCTGCAAGATAAGTATCGGCTCCTTTTGCGTATGCGCAAGGAGCCTTTCGCTTTCTTCCTTCCCAACCGTCCCCAGGCCGACTTCATCAGAGCGGTAGGCACCCAGGTACCGGACACACGGATTTTCCTGATGACCTCGGGTAACGGCACGGGCAAGACGACGGCCACGATCAACATGATCGCCAACATCGTTTACGGGCCCGTAAACATCTTCAACGACATCCGTGACGTGCAGACCGGAGAGGTTTTCTCCGGTTTTTTCGATTATCCCCTGTACAAGAACTTTCCCCGCGACTGGCCGCACAACATCTGGTACGTGTCCAACAAGGACTCGCTCAAGGAGATTTGGAAAGAGTTCCTGAACTGGATCCCTGCCAGGTCGATGCATTACTCGAAAGACGGCAAGACGTATATCTCCGAGGTCTTTTTCAAGGGCACGGACTGGCGCCTATCGTTCAAGACCGTGGATCAGGACATCAAGACGTTCGAGACAGCCAACGTGTCCATCGTGATCTTCGACGAGCCTCCGCCCCAGGCCATGTTCAGGGCTGCCATCTCCCGCCTGAGAAAGGGCGGGATTATCATCATACCTGCCACGCCCCTGTTCTCTGCGTCCTGGTTCGTGGATGATATCATCGACCGCATGTCCGAGGACAAGGACAAGTATCACCAGACCGTGTCGGTATGGGAGAACTGCATCGAGACGTCGGGACAGTGGGACCTGGGCAGGTTCGGCGTGCACCCCAAGGGATGTCTGCACAAATCTGACATATCATTCATGGTTAAGAATTTCGATCCTGACGAGCGGGAGGCCAGGGAGAACGGGAAGTTCCAGTATCTCTCCGGCCTGGTCTATAAGACCTACAGCACGAAAAAGCATTTCGTCAAGCTGATACATCCCCGCGACACCAGGCAGTACGTGTACCAGTTCGTCCTGGATCCCCACGATCGGAGACCGCCGGCCGCGATCTGGATACGCATCGATCGTTGGAACAGGAAGCGGGTGATCAGGGAGTGGCCGTCGATCCACGATTCAGCTTACCAGGGCCGGCTGTTCAAGGATATCAAGAGCTCCGATCCCTACGTGCTGGAAGATTTTGTCCGGTTCTGGATCGAGATTGAAGAGGCGTTGAAGATACCGAAAGACCGGGTTCAGGCGATCATCGATCCTAACTACGGCAAGAAGCCCAACAGCGTGTCAGGGCTGATGCTGTACGAGGAGTATGAGAAGGAATTTCGAAGGCAGAAACGGCCCAGGTCTTTCATCGTCGACGCTATCGACGACCGAAACACGGGTCACGCTGTCGTTAAGGAATGGCTCAAACCCACCAAGGACGGAGACTTTCCCCTTCTCATCGATCATATCTGCTATAACGTGGACTGGGGTATGAGGAACTACTCGTATGAGCCGGAACCCACGGGAAAACTGGCAGAGAAGAAAGACCTTGCCATAAATGTGCGGGAGATCGGCAAGGACTTTCCGGACCTGGTGCGATACGCCTGCGTGGTGGAGTGCCGGTGGCGTCCCCTGCCTCCGCTTCCAGGAGAGAGGAGGGGTGACTACGGCTATGGGTACGAGGGAGAAACGGTTCCGCCGAGGGGGGAAGGAGCGGATTTCGCTTGAAAAAGTAGGTAAAGGAGGTTTTTAACCCAGAAAAAGGGGGTAAAAAAGTAGGTTTTTAAGGAGGCGAGATGACATTTCCACTTAACACAGATCAGCCCTATGTGCCCTTGACGCTCGTTCCAAGAGGGAAATATATTCGAATCCAGGCCAAGTCGGGTGATGACAGCAAAGACGGGGCAATAGCAATTACAAGGGGATATTGCCGTAATAGGGAAAATCGAAGGTGGTACGGATGGAGAGAAGTTAAGTTTGCCGAGGGTCCGAGAGAGGGTGAAATCATCGAAATGTACCCACTGGCAATGGTTCGGTTGGTTGAAAAGGAGGAAGCATGAGATCATTTATAAGGCTGTTCAGGAAGAAAACTGGCGTGAAGGATAGGAATGGAAAACATATCCGAGTCGGTGATTTTATAAGGTTCATGAGCTTTCCGTATGATGATGATGACGGAACAATAAGAAAATCCAAGGTTTATCCAGGAGCATTCTGGGTTGAACCGCCAAACTTTAATTGCGATGGTTATGGATGCGGAGACGAGCAGTATTTATTGGGACGTCTCGGTCTTGATGATCTGGAAATAGCAGACCCCAGAATCCCCAGAAAGGAGGAGATATGATCCACATTGAAAAGCATAAGAGCAGGAGCGGCTTATTTCGTAGTATTGGAATATGCTGGCAGAACATATTTGTCATAGATTTTCGAGCCAATTTTATGGCATTGGACGAGAAATACATTGTTGGATTCACCGATCGCAGAAGGGGATTGGCGTGCGGGTGGGTAGATGCCCAGCTGTTTATACTATTTTTCACCGTAAAAATTACTGTGTTTTTCCCTTGGTGGATGCGAAAGGGATTAATCAAAACGATGTGCGCTTTATTACGTGCAAGGAGGTCGAAATGAAACGCTTAACAATCACTGCTTTAACAATCTTGCTGAATGTGTCCTGCTGGGCGCAGCCCAAGACAATCCTTCCTGGCAACACCAACCTCATCGAAGTGCTGTGGTACCACACGGGTCTGGACCAGGATGGCCAACCCGAGCAGCTATTGATCTTCGACGTGTGGGTTGACGGTCTGCTGATGCGCCAGAAGGGAGTGAGCGTCCAGGAGATGGCTGCCGGCCAGCTCAACGCGTTCTCCGTGGACATCTACAAGACCGAGCTGCCCGACTCCTTCGTCACGTGGATCACGGTGGAGGACGCAATGGGGAACACGTCCTCGTCCGATTCCCTCATCGTGGTGTTCCGGAGCGAGCCGATCCCGCCGTTGTTCGGCAGGGTGACGTGGGATCACGCCAGGATGCAGGGGTTCTGTAAGGGGCCGACCCTGGTGTCTGATGCAGAGCAGACGGTTCGGTTGATCTCCAAGCAGGGGTGGGACCTCCAGGACAAGGGCCGTCTGGAAATTCCTCTGGCCATGCCTACGGGCACGTACAGCATCCGGATCATCGGGTCGGAGACTGGATCACCGTGCCTTCTGGTGCTGGAACTGGGTATGCGTCGGAAGATTTGGAAATGGGACGAGCAGCCCTACGTTGCTGGACAAAAGGTGGATATCTGGCGCGAGTGCCAGGTCGACCTGGACGTGCTGGAGGGCCATCACGTGCTCCGGATTTATCCGGACGGTCTGACGTCGGCATTGCGATCGGTGACCGTGGAGCAGCTGGGCGTGGACGGCGTGGCCCCAGAGAGTGTTTCGGACTTTATCTGGCGGAGGAAAGGATAATAATCGATAGGAGCGCACTATGTCTAAGTTTTTGATCGCTGGCACCTTTGACGGAAACAAGAAATACTGGAACGGGTGCGGATGGACGGACGACCGATCGACCGCAGAGCGTTGCAGTGAACAGGAGGCCATGGGCAAGCTGGACCGGATGCAGAAAGAGGGCATGGTCAGCGTGAGGATTGAACGGCTGGAGAAAAAATGTTAGTGGATTTCGCTCGACGCTCAATGGCGGTCTGGATAGGCCGATTACTTGTGGATATTGGTTGGACGCGCAGACTATGTCTGTTAGAGGCGCACTTGCTCACATACGACCAGGATTTTGTGCGTTTACTTATTTTTAGGACGTTAAACCTTTCTTTGATTATCTATTGGGAACGAAAGGATGCCTATAAAAATTATCCCTTCTTTGTAGACGAAGAAGAATGGAGGTACCGGTATGAAAATTAAAGAGCGTATCATCGACTTGGCTAAAGTAATGGGCGCTGGCCCGAGTAGATACTTCTTGTCGGTTGGTGTGTTCAATCGGAAGAAAGAGAAGATCGTATGCAAGACAGTAGAAATTCCCCGAAGGAAGCTTACGCGGTTCGAAAAACGGCGGTATCGTAAAAAGGCTGTTGCTCAGATCGAGGACTATCTTTCCAAGTGCGTTTCGTTTTACGAAGCGCAAACAGAGAAGACCCAGAAAGGGTAGACATTATGAAGTGTGCCAAGTGCGGTTCTGAAAGATCGAGGGTCATAAAAACAAAGAAACTCTACGACGGACAAACCATCAAGCGCCACAGAAGGTGCCTGGAATGTGGCCGGCAGTGGTGGTCCACAGAGCGCGAGGAGACACGACATTATGCTGATTTATCCGACTTAAACAAGCAAAAATGAAAAAAAACTGCCAAATATGACCTCATCATAAGAAAACTGCCAAATATGGCCGACCCCTCTTGACTTTTTACAACATATAGCTTATCTAAGCGCGGAGGACGACTCAAAGCAATCAAGAGGGGTTTTTATATGGCCCTGCCTTCGCTCACCAAACGCAACGATATTGTCAGGCGCATATCCCGGGTATTCCTGAACGAATGGAGCGTGTTTCAGCCGGAGTTTGAGGCCTATGAGACCGGCTACAACTGGCTGGCCGGCGAACAGTACACGCCAAGTCAGAAAGCCTGGTACAAGGCTCAGCGGCGCCCCACCCATGTCTGGAATCTCATCTTCCCAACTTTTAACCGTGCTCTCGGCGACTTTCTGGCCAACCAGGCCAAGGACCGAATCTATCCTTATTCCGGCGGTTCATCGAAGATGGCGGACATCCTTCAACGTGCCATCGATTCCGAGCTGATCAACCAGGATTACAAGGACGAGATGGCAAAGACGATCCTGGCCGGCCTGATCAAGCGCGGCGTGCATTACACCCGACATTCGAACGAGCTCGAACTGGACGGCTCCATCCTCTCAACAAACGTCGATGAATTCCAGCTCATGTTCGACTCCCGCGCTCTCAAGTTCTTCCTGAGAGACGCCCAGTACGAGATGCGGTCCAACTGGATGACTGTGGATCAGATTTTCTCGCTGTGGCCGCAATGGAAGTCAGAGCTGAAGAAGATCATCAAGGACAGGGAAAGTTCGGCGTACTGGGAGGCGCAGGACGAATCCACGACCGACCTTCTCTGCCATAAGGAATTAGCAGACGTGCGGAACGGCAAGTACCGCGTGGTCGAATTCCACGACCGCGAGTATGACCGGTCGGCTGAGGTTGCTTACGATCCCGTCTTAAACGAATCCCAGATCATCACCCTGGAAGGAAAGCGCAGGGAGCTCTTCATCAAGTCCAACCCTCACCTGCAAATCGTTCCCACCAACACAGCAGAGATGATCACGACGACATACGTCATCCCTGGGCTCAGCTTCTTTCTGGAGAAAAAAGACGCGGACATTCAGGACGGTTATTTCGACTACGTCCTTTTCCATGCCTACACCTACGGCAAAAGAGTGATCGATCATTACGGGCTGATGAAGCCCGCCACGGGCCCGCAGAAAGATTTCAACGACAATCGCAACCGGTATGCGGACATCGTGAACAAGTCGGCCAACACCCAGACCATCCTGAAACCCGGCAAGATTTTGAATTACAGCAACGTGAAGACGCACGGAAGCGCGCCCGGTCTGATCGTGGAGGTGGACGAATCCTCGGACATCGACAGCGTCTACAAACGCCTGGACCCGGCGAGACACCCCATCGCAAACGAGCGGTTGTCCGAATCCAGCCACATGCTTTTTGACCGGATTCTCGGGATCACGGAGAACCTGAAGGGGCTGCAGCAGACGGCCCAGGAAAATGCCAGCCTGTTTGCACAGCGCGTGATGGAGGCATCCAAGAGCTTTATACCCGTAGACCGGAATATCAAGCGCATCCAGGCCCACGTGATCAACCGCAGGATCAAGCTGATGCAGAAATTCTACAAGCAAGAGAAATTTTTTCCAGTCGTAAACCCAGGTCCGGACGATCCCATGGAAGTGGCCATCAACATGCGCATCGGCGATAGAATCGTCAACGACATTACGGTGGATAAGTACATGGTCTTTCCGTCCACGGAGGAGCGGAACCCCATGGCCAGGACCCTGAAGTTCATGGAAAAGACCGAGCTCGTGAAAATGGTGGCCGAGCTCTGGGGACCGACGGCTGTGGATCCCCGGTTCTGGCTGGAGGATGCGCCCATCGAAGGAGTCGAGAAGCTGATCGCCCGGATCGAGGAGGCGATGGGTATTCAGCTGGCCGAACAGGAGAAATTATCAGCCTATCAGGACATTCAAAATATCATGCAAGGAGCAAACCAACAGCTGGCCCTGGGGTCAGCCGATGGAAAGGAGGTGACGGGTACGCCAAGCAAGTAGTCTGTTTTATCTCTATCTCCTCCTCTCTCTCCCCTGGGACTCCCGAGTCCGGGGGAGAGAGGTAAAAAGGAGACGACGAACACTGCGAACTATCCCGTAGCGGACTCGCAAAGGAGGAACAACTTATGAGAAACGATGGCAATAGCGCCGGCTCCGGCAACGGAACTACCGGCGATGAAGGCCTCGAAGGCAAGAACCTGCACGACCTGGACGAAGAGACGCTGGACTCCCTGAATGTCGGCGACGACGGAACTATCCAGCGTGTCCAAGCCGAGCCGGATGGCGAGGCAGGCGAAAAGTCGACCGAAAAACCGGAAGACGAAGAGCCTACTACCAAACCCGATGGCGAAAGCCCCGATCCGGAGACTCCCGGCCACGAGGGAACTATCGAAGGCGAAGGTGGAGAGGACGGTCAACCTAAAGGCGACCCTCTCAAAGACACACAGAAAGCCTTTCATGAGAAGTCAAAAGCGCTCAAAGCGGCTGAGGAGAAAATTCGGAAACTTACTCAAGAACTTCGTGAGCGGAAAGAACCTCAGAAGCCTGAGAATTACGATCTGTCGGACGAGCAACTTGAAACGCTTCGCGTCGATGATCCTAACGGTTATATCGAGGCTGTGCAGGACAAGAAGGATTACGACCGAGCCAAAGAGGACTACGACCGAGAGACCAAGGAGGCTGAAGAAGAGGAACTGAAGCTCCGCCAGGACGCTGCCGAACAGGACACCATCGATTCTGTGATCGATTTTGCTTTAAACATCAAAGGGATCGAGGGTGGGAAGAAGGGCAAGCCCTGGGACGATCAGCCGGAGGAACTGAAGGAGTTTTACCAATCCGACAAGTTCCAGGAGTTGATCTCATTTGTTGAGGCAAACCCGAAGAAGTTTTACGAGGATGACGGCTCCATCACGCACGACACGCTCCGGATGGTCTGGCGGGACCTGCATTTCGACGATCTCGCCAGGAGTGAACGTGTCTCCGGACGCCAAGAGACCGTGGATAAGATCAAACAGGCAGCGGGCGGCGGATCGAAGTTCGACCGCGTGCCCCGCGAGAAAGGCGGTCGGACTGCTGGAACCGGAAAGACCTTGGACAAACTCACCCAGGCCGAGATACACGATATGAGCGAAGAGGAACTGGCTTCTTATGAACCCGAAATCGACTTTGACGAGGAAGAAGACACCGGATGATAGCCAGTTTTAACCTGCTGCATCGGAGACTTCTTCCTCCAAACAGTGAGGTAGTTTCCGATGGCAGTACACGACCGTTCCTTCACAGGAAACAAGCCGGTCTACCTGGCCGCTCAGATGAAATGGCAGGCCCTGAAGAAGCATTTCTGGGGCAAGTTTGCCAAGTTCAACACGCCGGGAAAGACCGTCATCGCCAAACCAGGGAACGAGCCGCAACCCATACAGAGCCCCATCGTCATGCAGCACGAACTCACGCGCCGCATGGGCGACGTGATGGAAATGCCCCTTTTGCGAAACCTCGAAAACCTGCCGACCATTGGCATGACCCAGCTGGCCGGCCACGAGGAATTGCAGAAGATCAATCACGTCCGCGTCCCCATCGACATCGTGCGGACCGCCGTGAAGCCCCAGGATGGTGTTCTGAGCACGCAGACGACCAAAGACCTCCAGCTGCTCAAGAGAGCCAGACCGCAGCTTCTCCGGCACTATGCCGAGACCGAGGAGTACCTGGGCGCTTCGTACGGGTTCTATTATGGGTTTTCCTGGAACGTCCTGCAATCCAGCAGGTTTAGCGGCAACAATCAGAACATCAAGGCCGTTTCCCATCCCCACGTGTTCATCGCAGGGAAGGGAAAGGTCTCCTACGGCGTGTCGAATTATCCCGGCACTGCCGGTTATGAAACGCAGATCGGCACAGACATCACCAACATGGTCGACACCAACGTGTTCGACACGCAGTATCTGTCCGGTCTGAAAGCCCACGAGCAGGTCATGCGCACCGATCCCCTGATCATGAAGGACGGGAATCCGCTGTGGCTGATCGTGGCACACCCCTACCAGATCTCCACCCTGGAAGCGGACGAGAAATTCCGCAATACCGTGGCTCAGACCCACGCGATTCAGCTGGCCAAGGACAACCCGCTCCTGGTCGGCTGCAAGTACATCTGGGGCGGGTTTGCCATCTTCCAGTCCGACACCGCCGTGTGGCCTGTGTCCGTGTCTGGGGGCAAGCCTGTGTGGGGACCGACCACTCTCACCAATCTCAAGAGTTTCAAAAATTACTCCAGTTATAACAAATTCGCGGCCATCCTTCTGGGAAACAACGCCATGTTCAAGGCAACGGGCCAGGCGCTCGAATTCAAGAAACGGATGGACGACTACGACGAGATCATCGGTATCGCTTATCGCGTCGTGGAAGGTTATTCCCGGGGTGATTTTTGGAACGAAGACGACGGAACCCGGGGCGACAACCTGGTCAACGACGGCTCTGCCGTCCTGATCACTCACGCCGAAGCCCCGAGCATGTAGGAGGACATTGTCATTATGATGAGACTATTCTTGACTACGCTCCTGACGCTGATCCTCCTGGTGCCGTCTGTCTTCGCAGCGGATACCTACGACAACACGATCAACGTCAGGGAGTCCGAAACATCGGTCATCGTGACCGGAACGATCTCGTTCACAGGAGCAGCGGAGGACAACCATTACACCCAGGCCATCTACATCGGCGACTGTAATGTGCAGAACTGCTTCATCGCTGCTTACACCAACAACCAGTCTGGTGACGACGTGAACGTTTTTGTGGAGTACAGCGCTGACCGGTCCACGTGGAAGCTTTCCACCCAGGCGTCCGGACAAATCCTGGACGACTTGAACGGCGGAACGCTCCAGGCGGACACGGTGAACGTTGTGGCCGGTGCAGCCGATGTCCTCTTTAACAGCACGATCTGGATGCGTCTGAAGCATGACGGACAATCGGGCAACCCAGAAGCAACGACCGTCACGTTCTTTCTCAAGTTCACGAAGACGGTCCCCGGCGGCCCGATGAGCCGCACTCAGCGAATCCGGAACAAACTTTAAGGAGGACACCATGGCTGCAAATATTAAACTGATGGTCTTGAAGGAACGCCTGGAAAAGGGTGATACCAACTTCTCCAGCGCGAGCGGAAACGTTGGAATTATCCCCTTTGAGACCCC